CGGACACAACAATATCCATGCCCATATAACGCTTCACGACGCCATTCTCCAGAACGCCACCGTTCTTGTTGAAGTCCGAGGACGTGACCTGGGCCTGATTGCGGAGGTCGGCGTGCTGCTGGGAACCAATGACCAGAGTGATGCTCTTGTCTTCGTCCAGAGCGTGATACTTTTCGAGAATGCGATAGGCTTCATTCAGCTTCGCAACGGTCAGGCCGACCGCGGCGGAGGCGGCGAAGTCGCCGGCGATCTGGAAGTCGGTCGTGTCCCAGGCTTCCGTCGAGAGGGAGCCGGTGTCGGTGCCGATGGTCGAGGTCGCGGTGGCGGCGCGGATGATTTCATCGTCCCAAGCGCGACCACAAGCCGCGGCAGCGCGAGCCACGAGCTGGCTCTTGGGGTCGATGGGGGTCTTGAGCTGGTCGAAGTTGTCGATGTACTGATCGGCTTCCTTGTCGATGGGGACGATCCAACGGCGGGAATAATCCTGCTCCTCATACTGCTTGGGAGCGAAGCGGCCCTGCGGGGTCTTCATAGACAGGGCGCCAAGGAACTGCACCGGGCTCGCCATCTTGGCGCCCGCGTGGGAGCCTTCCATGACGCGACCGCGCAGAAGCGAGGACTGCTGTTGCAGCTTCAGACGCAGGAGCGTCGAAAACTGAAGTTGGAACAAGTCGGTCAAGCCAGCGTCGGTCGTCATGGACGAAACTCCGTTAAAATTCTATGGGAGGGCCGTGTCCATAAAGGGGGCCGGGACGCCCCGCCCGGGGCCGATGTCGCGCACGCGGCATCCGGAGGGGGACTGCTCCCGCCCTGCGCGAGCCGGTTGGGAGCCTCGCAACATTATTGCGCGCAATTTTATTTGTCAAGCGGAAATTTGAAATTTTCTTGCGCGCAATAAAACACCGCCTGACCGTGAGGCCAAGCGGTGCTGTTAAGTGCCTATGACGAAAGATTATTGCCGGGCGGCCTTGCGGAAGTTGTTGATGAGGTTCGTCAGGTTGTCGAACTCTTTCTTGGCCTGCTCGTCGCCATTACTGAAGCGGTTCGCCCATTCCGTGTCCGCCATCTTGGCGTCCAAGGTCTTCTGAGCGTCGGCCTCGGAGCCATAGCCGTCCGTGCCCATGGGCTGGTTTAGAACGAGCTTGTCCTCGCCGGTCTTCATACCAATCTGGCGGAACATCTCCATCACCTTGGAATAGCCGACCGACTTCTCCAGTGCGTCCACTGCCGTTTGGTCGATCCCGAGCGACTTCGCCGTGTTCTTGGCGATCAACAGATTGGTCGGGGCGTTGGCGCCCCACTTGAGGCCAAGGGCTTCCTTCTCGTTCAGGAGCGCAGCTTCCGCCGCCGCAACGTCGCCGCCCTTGTTCGCAGCCTGGAAGTCAAGCAGCGCCTTCAGGACAACCGGGGCGTCGGTCTTGGAGACGTGGGCCTTCTGAAGCGCGGGACGCAGCGCGTCGATAAGCTTCTGGTCGAGGTCACCGTCGGCCGGCTTCAGAGAGGAGAAGTCATATTCCTTCGCCTCTTTCGGGACACCGACGCGCTCGTTGAAGCGGGCCCAGGCGTCCACGTCCGCGGCGTCCTTCGGCATCTTGATGATGTCGTTGGCTGGCGCACCGATCAGCTTCTCAGCCTGCTGGTGCGACGTGATCGCCGTGCGAAGGGCGGTGTTGATGTCGAGCTTGTCATAGCCGCGATTTTTGATGTAGTCCATCATCGGGGCGTCGAATACGCCAGCCGCATCCTTGGGGACTACAACATCCATCCATGGGGTTGCGCCACCGTTTCCGCCGCCAGCGGGGGTTCCTTCAGCACTCATTTATTTTCTCCGTTTGCAACACCGACATTATCGCCGGTGTAAATGGCGAGAAGCTGCTCGACCGACAGTCCTAGATGGTTGACTATACGCAAGTAAACCTCCCTGCGCCCATCCAAGTTTGCTGCCACCCGGGCATCCGGGTGGAATGTACTTTCATGCGCGCGACAGAAGCGCGCCAAGTCCTGCATGACCAAGACGTTCGCCGGCTGCATCTGCTGGAACGTCAACTGATAGGCGCGCTTGCGCTTATCCATAAACCCAAAGAGTTCTCGAAGCCCCATCCTGATCTCCTGTTATTGCTGGCCCGGTGCGGGCAGCGGTTGCAAGGTCTGCTGTTGCGGCGGGAGCTGTCCGGTAGCGCCCTTCGCCTTCAGCATCGCGGCAGCGGCCGGCGCCGCCTGGATCGCTTCCTGGCGCTTCTGCGCTTCCGCGCGGGCCTGCCGCTTGGCGGCAACCTGTTCCGGCGAAGCGTTCCAGCTTTCCGGCATTCCGTTGATGTTGTTGACTTCCGGCATGATCGTATCGAAGTCGAAGGTGTCGAGCGGCGACGGGTCTTGGGTCGCGTTGACAATCAACAACGCCGTCTCCAGCGAGCGATTGAAGCCTGCCACATCCTGGGCGCGCATGTCGCGCGACAAGGGCGACGTGTAGTTCACGGTATATTCGCCCTTGGCTTCCGCCAACATCTGCGGCATCGGCGGCAGGAGATGCTGCGCCACCAACACGTCAAGTTCGCGGTCGATCAGTGGGCCGAGGTATTCGGACTGCTGGCGGCCAATAGTCGGGGCAATCAGGATGCCGCGCTGGGACATCATCTCCACGACCTGGGTGGCCGAGAAGACCTTGGGGTCGGAGTTGAGCAGCAGCTTGAACAGGTCCACTAGGAAGAAGCCATCGATGCAGGCGCCCTCCTCATCCATCATCTCCTTCGAGACTTGGATGTTGCCGGAGGGCAGAACGCCGACCATCATCTCGCCGTCGGCGTTCATGAACCCAGGATTAATAGCCCCGGGTCGCAAAGAAAGAGCCGCAGAGCCATCATCGCCCGTGAGGAGAACCGGCGACGCCGCGCGGTGGCCCTGAGTAAGGAAATCACGCTTCTCCGCGTTGATAGTCTTGATCGAAGGCAGCGCAAGCATAGCGGGTGAGCGACCATAGACTTCTCCGGGTGTCTGGATGTAGCGCGAGATTGCGCACGGGAATTTGCGGTAGCCGCCTTCGCCGATCATCTCCTGCGTGGTCAGGCAAATATAGTAGCTGGCGAACCGCTTGCCCTTGGCGTCGAGGCGACCCGGGTCATAGTCGTCACCGCGCGGGGTCACGCGCTGCAAGAAGTCGAACGGCATCTGCTGGTATTTCTTCGCCTGCTCGATGAGGCGGGGCGGGCATTTGTCGCCGAACTGGCTGATCGCCTGCTGGGCGCTGAGCCGGAACCAGCGATTGTAGCCGCAAATGAGGCCCTGGTGGTTCTCGCGCAGGAACATTTCGCCGAGCGGCAACGCCTTATAGCGGATGCCTGGGACCGGGCGGCCGGCCTCGTCGCACGCCTGATCGACATACATGCTCCCGGTGCCGAAGGCGCCGAGTTCTTCCCAGATGTTATAGTTCTGCCCGCTGAAGTTGGCGATAGGGGCGTAGCGATATTTGAACAGCGCCTTCGTCGCCTGTTCGAACCAGAGCCGCACTTGGCGATTCTTCATCAGGTAATCGGAGTTGGCACCCAGCATGTGCCACGTCATGTTGCGCGGCGTCAGCAGGCTGTCGAGGATCGCAGCAAAGCGAAAATTAGCAAGAGCAGCCCTTGTGTCAACCTGACGATCAGTCTTCTTCTGGCCGGGGAAATTGTAGTTGCCATAGAAGAACGTGTTCCGCGACGTGGGCCGCACAAGCTCCGCCACTTCTTCCCAATGCGAAGCGAACATCGCGCGCATAGTCTGAAGCTGAGAGAACTCAGCCATCGATTGGCCGAGGATACTGTCGAATTGCTCATTAGTCGCCATTATATCGTGCCAGTCATCAAAGATGTTACAGCACCGCCGGGTGCATTGGCGACCCCCGCGGATGATGCCTGCAAGTCCTGAAGTCGTTTCTTCTTAATCTTATCGGCAATATCAGCCGCTTCGTTCTTCGCAGCCGCGCTCAAGCCCAGGTCGCCGGCGGCGCCCATGATCTGGGACATGATTGGGTTGGTTCCGGCGGCTGACATCAAAAGCTCCAAATAGGGGAACAGGACGAATGTTCCCATTCGACATTAAGGCCGAGACCCCTGCGCCGCCGCAAGATTATTCCACGGCGCAAGGAAATGTCAAGCCCTAACCCCAGAGGTCGCGCGGCGACAGTTCAGCCCCGTCGGCAATCTGAACACCAGGACCGCGGGAAGGCTTTTTTCCGCCCAACATCACCATCTTAGCCATCCGCTTCGACATCACGGCGATGCGGGTTGCCGACATCAGGTCATCTCGTTCCTTGACGATCAGCCCATCCTTGCGGTGATAATTGTTAAATTCATCGAACCACTCAGTCAGGTGGGACGCAACTTTCAGTCGGCCGCTCTTAAACCGCTGATCCATCTCCAACACTCCGGCTTCGGTCGAATATCCGCCGTCGTCGAATTGAGCGTGCGCGGGACACATAAGCAACCCCTGGCCCTTGTAGAGCGACGCCAGTGTCTCGCCCGACCCCTTCTCGCGCTGGGCGCCGTCATGTGGCCAAGCGACCGGGACGTTTATGGCGACCCGCTTCATGGCGTCGGCGTGCTGGAGTGGGGTCGCGTCCGCCATGCGGATCGTGTGGTGGATGTGGATTACGTCCTTGTCCTTGTCATAGAGGATCAACACCGCGGCAAAAGGATGGGCGATGCCGAAGTCGATGCCCCAGAGCTTGCACCAGTGGGTTGGGATCACGGGGGAGGCCATCGCCGGCTCCTGAATGTTCAGCGGCGACACGGCGAACACGCGGCCTTCGCCGCGCATCGGTACGCCCATGAGGCGCGCGTCCCACATATACTCCGGGGTGTTCTGCTTGATCTCCTCGATGCGGTCGGGTGTCATGTGCGGGCAGTCATAGGCCGTCCCGACGATCTCTTTCATTCCGGGGCCGCCCTTCTGAAAACGGAGATAGACTTCCTTGATGCCCTTGATCGGGGTCATGGTCGTATAGATGATACCCTTGGTGGCGATCAGGCGCGCGAGACATTCGCCATAGATTTTCATGGGCGGGTCTTCATCGCACCAGATAAGATCGACACTGCGGCCCTGGAAGGCGTCCGGCTCCATCGTATAGGCAAGGAAGGTGAGTTCGGAGATGCCGCCGCTCTTGTGCCGCACGTGCACCGTGTCGATCAAGTCGGTCGTCCCGCGCGATGTCGAGGGGTCGCCAATGAAAGCGTCCTTCGGGATGTAGCCGGTGCCACGCTCCGACAAGACGCCGGGCTTTCCGACAAGCTTCTCCTGCGGCCCATCGCGCACCGCCTTGCCGTCCACGCCGATGGCCCACGCCTTCACTGGCTTCGTGAAACGCTTGCCGAGCCACCAGTCTGGGTAGTCGCCCGTCAAATGACACGCCGTCTCAAAGGCGCCAGCTTCGGTCTTGCCCTGCTGGTTTCCCATGCGGAACAGCCGTTCCGTAAAGCCGAGGCCCGCGTCAAAAAATTCCTGCTGCTTGGGATAGGCAACGAAGTCGGCGATCTTGTTGAAGCGACGCTTCGTCTCCAGGGCGCGAAGCTCACGCTCCAGTTTCAGGAGGCGGTTCTTCCAGACGCGCTCTGTCTCGCCCGGGCGCTGTTCGAGATTGTCCATCGTCATAAGATGTCGCTTAGGTCGTTTGGGTCATGTTCTGACATGTCCTGTTGATGCGGCGAAACATCTTCATACTCCGCATCAATCGGAGGCGGCAACTGCTTTGCCGGCAGATTGTTAGAAAGCAAAGATCGAACTTCGGCCAAGATGTCGGCCGCGCTGCGGTTGTCCGTCACGGTGACGACCTGTTCTGTCTTGACGTGGTAGCCGGTGCGGTCGAGGATCGAATTGATCGCCTGAACTTTTCCGAGCTTCGCCTGCTCGACGAGGCGCTTCACCGCGATGACCGACCCCTGCATGTTGAGGCGCCGCTTATTTTCTTCCGTGATCGCGGCTTGAACGTCGCCGCGGCTCGCGAGCCGACTGGCGCACGCATAGGCCGTGTTTTCGTTTTTGCTTTCGTAGCCGGCGAACTTGTAGGCCTGCGCAATGTTGCAGTCGAACACCAGGGCCGCGCAGACGAACCGACGCTGCTTCTCGTTGAGGGAGAGCATGGCGTCGCCCATGAGTTCTTCGGGCGGAACGAGGATTTCTTCGAGGTCTTGATCCATGATAACTTTCTTAGCATCGTTGTTGATTTTGTCAAGCTCAATCTCGGATGCTAAGAAACTTAGCCTACGCAAGAAAATTTCCGCGAGCGCGTTGATTTGGTAGCTTTTTCACACCGAAGCCGTTGCGGCGACCCACCCCGGCCCCCGCCCCGGTCTTTTGGGTCATAGGTCTTATTGTTTCAAAATACATGGTCCTAACGCAATTTTGTTTCAAGGATGGTCACCATGGCCGGACTGACGCAACATTATTGCGCGTTAGGGGCGCCGCTGGCGGCGGTTTGACCATTGGGCGACCATAGATAGACCCCCGAAAACGAGAACAAACCATGAATACGCGCAAGATTATTGCGCGTTAGCGGGTGATATGGCTCTGGGTGTCAAAATGAGGGTATGGGATGGATTGTTGCGCAAGCTTTGTAATTTTATTGCGCGCAAGATTATTGCGTGGATGGCGGCAAACGCAATAATCTTTCAATCGAAAATAGGCCAAAGATTGCTCTTGACTTTCTATAATCCCGTGTTAGATTGCCTAGCTTCGCGCTTGGATGGAGGGGAAGTTACGGTACGCAAGCTTCCCGTCCGTCCCCAATAGCGCAAGCGCTAAGGCAATCTAGGATGGGAATAAGTGAAGAAAGAAAAAACCCCTAACCCAACGCAGTATCGGATTAGGACTGGCATACGAATTGAAATAGATGCATTGAAAGAAAAGAAGCGTGTCAAACTGGCGCATCAAAACGCATATCGGGCAGCGATCGGTCTGCCGTTAAAACCGGAGTAGGGCAAATGCAAGTTGGGATATTTAGTCTTCACATGAGCGAGAAAACAGCGCAGCGTATTATAGTGCGTCTGCCAATGAACCCAACGTCAAACGACATTCAGCATGTATGGTGCCAGATTATCGCTGAAGATGAAAAAGCAAAGGCTGAAGCGCTTGCGCAACAATCTATCACAAAATAAATTCTGAAACCTCTTGCGCCCGTCCGCGTTTCGTGCTTAGTAGCGTCACCATTTCGAATTAAACCCCACGGAGGGAAAACGAATGACCATTGATTATCCCAATATCCGCAAGGCAATCCATTGCCCAGTTTGCAAGCTTGATAAGCCCGCCGGCAATATTGTTTGCTGGGCTTGTTATGGCCGCTATCTTTTCCGCTTTGGCATTCCCAAGGCAATCACAATCAAGCTGGATTTTGTGGAGGATGTTCTGTCAATCACGCGTGAATGTGCCAATGCGCGCGGTTACCTTGCCGCCCGCCCGGCTTTGCGCATTGTGAAGTCCTAATGAGATACGAAGCAATCCACTTGCGCGGCCACCGTTATGCAGTTCGCCCGGTTGGCGCCCTTGGCACATGCGGATGGGTTTTGGGCCAAGCATGGACCGTCGCCCATATCAATGCGCGCAGTTCGGCCGAAGCCCTGCTAAAATTCCATTGTTCGCATTCTGGAAAACCCGCGATAGTGGAGGTCCGCGCCAATGACGCTGTTTGACCTTAGAACCATGGCGCAATGCGTTCATGCCTTGGCCCCCAATTATACCGCGCGCAGTATTGCGCCCAGTACTTTTCCTGAGATAATGGAAGCCCCGGGCATTGTCTGGGACGGCGCCAGCGACGCGACCATATGGGGTGACGCTCACACTAATCACGCGTTCCGGGCATGGCATGACGCTTGTCACATTGCCGGACAATTCGATTTTACCTTGGCAGGGGAAATTGCGACGTGCGAAGCTCAAAAGAAAACCCTGTTACGTTTTGCGCCAAGGGCGCCGGCATGGGCTTTGCGGTTATTAGACGCTGAAATAACGGGTCAAGCTTTGCACTATGCGCAGCATGGCGCCTTTCCGTTGGATCAACGTCGCTTCGTTCTCGAAAGGCTGGCGCCATGACCCTGTTTGAAATTTGCCTTTGCTTTTGGGGCGGCGTCGCCTTTGGCATACTTGCTGCAACGGACCACCTATGGAAAAGACAATGAAAACGGCAAACTGGGCTGTTCGCTGGAGGGCGGCAAAATTCCTAGGTGACTATCTCCCCGCTGATTTTCTGGCCTTGGCATGGCGCATTGCCGCGACGCGCGAGGCGGTAGGTCACGACAAATTAAACCTAGGCCACTTAAGACCGTGATTGCCGGAAGCAATCGAATAAGACTAGAACGGGAATAGGACTATGAGAAAAGACATTCACCAAGCGGCGCCATTGCCCCAGATCATGGCCACGATTTACTTCGGGGCGAATATTCCCGGGGGGCGTAAAGCTCAAGGGCTCTTAGACGCGGTAACGGATAACGAGTTTGCGCGTTTCATCCGGGACAGTATCACCCCGCGTTTTCCCGGCTTCACGCTTGCCAAGCTGGGGGGCTACTGGAAAGGGGAACCCGAAACAGTCCGCGTTGTGACCATCCTTGCTGAAGACGACAAGTCATTCCGCACAAATATTCGCATCATGGCGGAACACTATAAGTCAGACTTTGATCAAGAAGCAGTGGCCTACTCCTTTGCGCCGGTCGAGTTTACGCTTAATTGCTGGCCATATGGGCCGATAGGCGCCTATCACAAAGCAGGCCTTGGATATTGACAGTTTGAGGGGCTTGCGCTATGCAGGCCCCTGATACGGGCAATACCGTCCGAAAAGGAAAAATACCATGCTGAGTTATAAGACCCCCGAGACTATCAAAGCGGACAATGCGCGCGCCGCTCAGATAATGAGTGACCAGGGCTATGATGTCCCGCACGGCGTCGCAACGGCGGCACGGACACTCAAGAAGCCCACGGAAACCATCCCGCAATTTCTGGCGCGTATCGGATACACTCGCTAATCAGTTTCAACGCTAAACCCCTTGGAGGGATAAGACATGACGCGCAAAGACTTCGAACTAATAGCCCGCACAATCCTAGACTTGCCAGTGATGACGCAGGAGGAAATAAACCCATCTCGCCGGATTGCAGTGGCGCGTGAGTTTGCCCATGCCCTACGTCGCACCAATGACCGCTTTGACGAGGAGCGCTTCCTAAAAGCGTGTGGGGTGGTCACCCATGTATAGAAAACATTGCCTTGGTTCCATTGCGCTGGCCATGCGCGCGGATATGACCATATTTAGACGCGGGGTTATGTTTGCTGTTTGCAGCATTCGCCAAGCAACTATTAATGTGCCAGATCAATTGGGCGCCTTGTTTGAACCAACGGAGGACAATCACGAAAATCCTTTGTTCGGACACAAGTTCGGCGCCTGGGAATATATCAACGACGACGCGAAATGCGTGGCAATCTGGCGCGAGCTGACACTGCTTCGGAACAACGTGCATGGTTGCCAAAAGGCAATCATGGAACTGTTGCGCATCCCGGGCCTTGGAATTGTCAAAGCTGCATTCGTGGCGCAATTAATGGGCTTCAATGTCGCGTGCTTAGACGCGCGCAATATCAAACGCGAGGGGCGCAACCCGCGCGCATATCGCACCGACGGAAAGTCGCCTGAAGCCTTGGCCCCAAAGGTTCGGGCTTACGTCTTAGAGACTTTCGGCCGCGCGGAGGAATATTGGGACGCATGGTGCAAAGACGTGGCGCAAGCTTACCATCTTGAGCCCGAGGCGGTTTCGGCCTTGCACCTTTCAATAATCCCATCTAATTATGTTCCGTTCTAACCAAAGGAAAACCGATGACCATCCGTAAAATTTCGTTGCTACTCCCGACGCATATCAAACCGCAACATTTCGGCCAGACCCCGCTCGCCTATTCGCACAAGGTCATCTCTAAGTTTGAGACTGCGCTAAAGGCATTGTCGCCGGCGCTAGTCCGGCACCAGCACATTCAAGAGCGGACAGAAGACCCCCAGACCGGCGCCCAATGGGAACAGCGGGTCCAGTATGACGTATGGGTCAACATGGGCGGCGAAGACCTTGCGCCCTTGGTGCAGCTTGTCCTGTCATCGCTGGACATCAAAAGCTTCACGGCCTTTTTAGGCGACGACTATCAGCGCATGACGCTCGACGCTTGTGAGGAAATTGTTGCGGGTCTTCACGTCTGGTGCGAAGAATGAACCGGAAAGATTTTGAGCTAGTCGCGCGGGCCGTCAAGTCCATGCGCTTCCTTGAACCGCTGCAACGTGCCAACGTGGCGCACGCGATTGCGTCCGACATTGAGCGCGCGGAAAATTGTAGCGGGTTTGACCCGGTTAAATTCCTCTCCCAATGCGGGGTGAAAACGTGAGCGTCGCGCCAGAAACTTATGACCTGATCGAGAAGGCCACGCGGGGTTACCTAGCGGGCCTTGCGCGCGGTGTTCAAATCAGCACAGCGCAGCTTGTGGATGCGCTGTATGACAGCGATATGGAACGAGAGGTCGCCTTCCGGGCGATCAAAGCCTTGGCCTATGGCCGCCTGGCCGACTGCTGGAGTGCAGGGCCCCCAGTCATGCGATATGGTAAGGAAGTGCGGCCAAAGCTCTGGCACTCTCCGGTAGTTAAGACGTGTAAGCATTGTGGGGGCGAATTGTGAGAGACGGCAGCACGGAAGCAGCGGTCCGCGAGGATTGCACCAAGGTCTATGGGGGCGTCTTCGGGCCCTGCCAATACCCGCGTTGCGCTTGCGACCACGCTATCGTTCGCCAGTATGACATGCAGGAAAAGATCAGGGACAAGGCATCGAGAGGGGACTATGACTGATGAAACGCACTCATGAAGTGGCCGCTTCCTTCGGTTTTTCGCCCGCTGCATGGCTTGCTATATCAAAGCAAGAACGCGCTAAAATGTATCAGCGCCAGTATAGGCCTCGCCGTCATAAACCTTATACTCGTGAAGAAGCCCTTGAAAGAAGACGTGCCACATATGAAAAGGTGAACCTTGCGCGGCGTGGAACTTATGACAAAAACGACCCTAAAATGAAAGCGAAAGTGGTGAGACAAAAAGAAACGTATCGTCAAAAACAGCTATTAAATGCGGCTGCTAATGATGCCGCGCTAGATGCAGCTATAGAAAATGCGGAGAAGAAAAAGCAACTAAAAATTCTCATGAAGGCTGATCCCGGTTTAAGAAAACAGATTTTAAAAGAGCGAGCGAGAGAGCGGAAGCGCGCCTTTCTCAAGACCGCGAAAGGCCGGGCGCAGCACCAAGCCAGGAAGAAAAAAAGGATCAAAGCAATTTTAGCGGACCCCGTTAAAGGCACCATTTATCGAGCAGCACGAGCCGCTAACAAAAGGGCAAGAACGGCACTTTTAAAACAGTGTCCGCATTGCGGTGGAGAAGTCACAGTAGACAGTTGGAAAAGGAAAATTGAACATGATAGACTACAAAACAGTCGCTAAAAAGTATCTTCGAGAAGAACCTAATAATCCCATTGCTGCTGCCAAACTAATGGCTACGGAAGCCAAAGGTGAGCTACGGGACCATCTTGTTATTTTGGGGGCTCAACAAGTCATCCGAAATTATTTAACAAGCGGGCGGAATAGTTCTTCAAATCCAGTTCTACCTCATGAGGCTGCTCGTGCCGTGCGTGCGCGCTGGATGGACGAATATCGTTTATTTGATGGGACTGTCCCGCTTGCCAAGGCAACGGATAAAGACCTAGCCGACAGCGCCCGCAAACATGACGCGCAAGCGGCGGGCCATAATCGCACTGCCGCCTTCGAGCGCGCAGTTGCAGAACGCCTTGTTAAAACTGGCAAGACAGTGGAACAGGTTTTTTCAGACGAAACCTTGAAGAAGCTCAAGGCCGAACTTTAAGCCGCCACATGCGCCCTTCGCCTGTCCCCTCGCATAGGGGGGACAGGTTATTCTTTTTCACGGCGATGGTCAGGGCGCGTTTTCGCATTCCAAGGAACTGAGCATAAGCCTCGTCCGTTTCATCGGGGCGTTGCCGGCACATAAGCGTGAGTAGCGCATGATTGGTGAGGGCATGATCGGGATTGAGAGCCAGGACCGACGCGATATTGGCGGCGGAGAACTCGTCGTTCTCGTCGGTCAAGATCGCCGCTTCCTTGGCGCTGGCGGGAATGAAGGCGAGGCCTTCCCCGTAATTGTGACCCTGATAGAGGAACGGCGCCTCACGCTCCTCCGAGGTCTTCTGCTTCTGCACCCACATGCGGACCAGCTTGGCGTCTTTATCCGCGTCAATCCGCAGGACGGTATCGCAGCCCGCGTAAAGAGCGGAGGAACCGCGTGGCCCCTTCCCGTCGTTGGGCGTATGGTGCACCAGCACGACGGCGCATTTGAACGCCTGCTTGATTTTGTCGGCGACGCGGATGAATTGCGCCATCTCACTTGCGCTGTTCTCCTCCAGGCCGACCAGGGCGCGGTTCAAGGTGTCAAGGAAGATGATACCCACGTCCTTGCCAGTCGCCTCAGCCTTCGCCGCGATGGATGCGCTGAAGGCCTTGTAATCGTCTTCGCTCTCGGTCCAGGCGGGCATATCGCCGGTCATGAAGAACGGGACTTCCCCCTCGACGCCATAGGCAAGCTTCCAGGCCGGGAAGTCCTTGGCCGCCATGCGGGAGATGCCCTCGGCGGCGACGTAGAACGCGCATTTGCCGGCCAGGGCCACGTCACCGCCCAGTTTCATGGCGATGAAACTTTTGTAATGTCCCGAGGGGCCATAGAGCATGTTGACGGAATTGGTCGTGAAAATCTCGTCCAGGAGCCACACAGGGGGCGGCATATGGCGAAACTCGTCCTCCGCCATCCAGTGGAAGCGAGCGTGTTCTGCCGGCTCAGGAGCCGGCTGGAGCCGGGCCTCGTCCCGCAGTCTGTCGAGGATGGCGGGAGGGACCGCCTCCGTCACCGGCAGAACAGCCCACGCCCCTGCGTCGTTTTGGGAATAGAGAGCGGCGTTGGCGACTTTACCAGCCAGCTCGTCTATGTCCCAAGGCGGAACGCAGTGGCAATTCCAAAATGTGTCGATCAGTTCGGTCGCGCGGCCTTCGGAGAGGCCAAGGTTCAGGACTTCGGCGCAGACCTGATAGGTCCGAACGTCACCGCCTTGGCCCTGCCGAGCAACGTCGTCGCGCTCAACGTAATCAAGAAGCAGTCTCCTTGCTCGTCCAATCGCGCTGTCGCTGTCCAAGTCAGTTCCGGCGACAGCTTTAGTTGCTTCGCGAGCGCGTCCAGCATCTTGGGACACGTAATCGGGAAGCTCTGCGATGTCGCGGTCTTCGGTAAGCTTATAAGATTTTCCATTGACCTCTCCAGAAATTACAATGTAGCCGTTCTGCCCGCGGGTGTCCAGCTTTGGTCCGAGCTTGCTGACGCTATTGGGGCAGAGGCAGAAATCGTCGCGGAAGATCAGGTGGCGTCCGCCGCGCGGCGTCTCATGTTCGCGCGTAAGCGGCAGGGGGCCACGCTCCAATTCATAACGGAGCAGACTATCTTCGCCGACTGGGGGGTCAATATCGACAACGGCGAGGCCGGACGGCCCGAGTGCGACAGCCCAGTTGCAGCCAGGGTGATCTATAGCCCACTGTTCTATAACTCGCGGATCGTCGGTGGCGCGCGCGGGCCAATCCTTAAAGCCCGCAACCGGCGTTTTGGCGCCGGGGGCACATGGAAAGATTTTCCACCCTTTGGGGAATGTTGAATTTTCTTGTTGCATTTGGTCCCGACAGAAGCTATAGAGTTCTCACAATCGTCGAGGGGTTGTCAAGGGTGTCAATTCACATTACGCCTGAACTTATGGAAATCAGCTATGAACGGCTGAGGCTGACGCGCCCGTTCCGGCGCTGGAAACTTCCGCACGCGGATGAAGTGATCTTTATGGTCACAAACAAGGATGGCGAATACGGCGAATTTTGTTTCGACACTGTAAGGGCCAAGAGCAAGCCGACAATCAAGGTCAGTTGCGTGATGGTGCGCAGTCTGGACAAATTGGATGAAACGATGGCGCACGAGATGGGGCATTTTTATGAATATCGACAGGGGCGCCGCAGTGACGTGCACCATGGACGCTCGTTCCAGAAAATCGCGGACCAAATCTGCGCCGCGCACGGCTTTCGACGGGGCACCTTTTGAAACTTGATTGGGTGAACAGCACGGGCACATTCCGGCTTGATGTTCCGCGTTCGGAAGGGGTGGACATCAAGGCCCTGATGACCGGGCACGGCCTCGACTTTAGTGCACCCGCCAGCATCCCGGGCCACGCCGTTTTAATGACGCGGGAGCCGTTTGCTGCGGCGAGCTTCCGTGATAGTGCGACGCCCGCGGCCCTACACGAACTCCGTCATATCCTGGCGGAGATAGACGAAAGCCAGAAGCCGACAAGCGGGGCGCACATCCGCGTCCCCGGGGATCAGGAGCTTTGGGGCTTTCAGAAAGCGAGTATCGAATATGCGCTACGCAGAAAATTCACCCTGGTTGCAGACCAACCGGGACTTGGTAAAACACCTATTGCGATTGCTTATGCAAACGAAATCAACGCTAGACGTGTTCTCTGTATCGTTCCAGCCAACATTCGAGGCCAGTGGGAGAAGCGGATCAGGCAATGGACCACAATGCGATGGCCTTACACTGTCTATCCCATCTTCTTCGGGCGGCACGGAGTACACCCTTCGGCTAACTGGACCATTGTTTCATATGATCTTGCGAGAAGCCCGGCGATTGGAGCCGCGCTGGCAAAAGGAACATACGACCTTCTTATTTTGGATGAAGGACACTATCTCAAGAACGCTGACAGCAAGCGCACTAGAGCGGTGTTTGGTGGAGGACTACATCGCGACTTTGATAGCCTTGCTTCCCGAGCAGGAGCCGTTATGGTCCTCACCGGAACACCTTTACCTAATCGTCCAAGAGAAGCCTTTACGCTCGCCAAGGCGCTAGACTGGAATTGCATCGACTACATGACGGAGGAAGACTTTCGTTTTCGCTTCAACCCGAGCGAAGTGAAAGAAGGCGAACGCTGGAACCCTGCGACCGGCGCCTTCGAAACCTTTATGTACACAGACGAGCGGTCTGGGCGCCACATGGAGCTGCAGAACCGCCTCCGCACTTCGATCATGACGCGCCACCTGAAGCGCGAAGTGATGCCGCAGCTCAAGATGCCGAAGTATGACCTTGTGCAAGTCACCGAGACGGCGATTGTCAAGCAAGCCCTGGCGGCCGAGAAGATGCTCGACATCGACCCCGAAAGCTTGGCCGGCGCCGACGCCAAGGTGCTGGGCGACTTCGCCGTCGTTCGCCACATGACTGGCGTCGCCATGGCGCCCCAAGTTGCTGAGTATGCGGAGATGCTAATCGACGGCGGCGAGGAGAAGCTCGTCATTGCCGGCTGGCATATCGACGTGCTGGACATTTGGGAAAAGGCTTTGGCCCGATATGGCGTCTTGCGTATCGACGGGCGCACCACGGCCAAGAACAAGGAACGTCACGTCGCCGAGTTTCAAACCAACCCCTACAAGCGGATTATGATCGGCAACATGCAGTCGATGGGGACTGGCACTGACGGCCTTCAGGAAGCCGCCAGCCATATCCTGCTTGGGGAGCCGAGCCCCGTCCCAGGCGAGAACGAGCAGATGGTGGACCGGCTAGATCGAGGCGGCCAAGAGGGCCACGTCCTAGCGGAATTTTTCGTCATCCCGAACAGTATTCTGGAAAGAATATTAGCCTCGGCTTTGCGGAAATTGTCCGTGACGCACAAGGCCCTTGACGAGAGCAACCCGATATGAGATACAAGCGTTTCTATTGGCCCGCATGGGCGGGACTGGAAGGGGTTTGACAGCGATGATTGCAACGCGCAAGATTACCCTACCTCCTGAAATCCCGCGGGCGGCGCCGCCAGCAGGCTGCACACCAGGGCAGGCGATAGTGTTGAATTTTGAACCACTGAAGGAGACGGGCATATGGCACAGCAGATGAAGATTACGGGCGGCATGGTCGCCTTTGAGGACGGGCTGAAGAAGCCTGAGGAGTATACTCCGCCGAAGAAGGCCAGGGTCGAGCTGCGGTTCGATGTCGAGGATGGGCAGGACCCCCAGATTGTTTTGAATTACGCCCACGCATCTGCAGTGGCCAAGGTCCACGAGATGCTGCACGGCGTTGCACCCAAAGCCGCGGCTGCGGCCCCGGCGCCGTCTCAGCCTGCGTCTTCCCCTGCGCAGGCTGAGGCGGTAGCCAAGCCTAAGACGGGGCCCAAGGTGGGAGCAAACAAGAATAGCAGGACCAAGGCCGATCTCGAAGCTGAGATGCTTGCCGCCGCCGCGAAGCCGGCCCCGGCCCCTGTTGTTGAAGACGACAGTGTTGACAACATAGACGTTGTTGAAGACGATGACATGAGCGACATCCTGGGCGAAGCTCCTCCGGCACCGATCACCGATAAGGAGTTGTCCGACGCCTGCGTGGCGAAGGCTGACAAGATGAAGTCTGTGGCCGGCTGGGAGCCGAAGAAAATCCGCGGACTTATCGAGAAATACACTGGCGCCCCCGGCAAGCATAACCGCGAAATTCCCGCGGCGAAGCGGCCGGAGTTCTTGAAGGAGCTTGACGCGCTGAAGTAATCCCGCCCACTTGCACTCTGCTAAGTCGCACTAGAGATAGTCGGCCGCAGGGAAAGCGGTGAAGCTGGTAGGGGCTCTGAGCCGAGTGAGAGTGCTACAATCGCAAGCGCACTCGGCTCATTCCCCGGCCCAATTTGGAGATGAAGATGAACGACGATCCGCTGAATGAGTTTAACCACATGATGAAAGGCGTTGCGCTGGGGCGTCTAAACCCAGACACACTCTTGCTGCTTTCCATCGCCCGCGACACGCGGGAGCAGCTTGTGATGGCGCGCGAGAACCAGAAATATATCGAAGCGATTGCAAAATCAGGAGATGGGCATGACGAAGGACAACGAAGCGATTGACGTAGCAAAACCGGTGTTGTGGAGAGACGGAAGCGTCACCCGACCGGAAGAACTGATCGAATATGCGGACGGCGTAGAACGTCCCGCGCATTCCGACAAAGGCGCCAGTGGCGCCGAGCGTTGGATGAACTGCCCCGGATCGTCGGCCCTCATTGCGGCCTTCGAGATGCCGGAGACTGATGAACCTTCCTATCGCGCCGAGGGTATCGCCATGCACGAAGCTGCGGCCCATTGCTTGGCCGCCGATGCTGACACCTGGGAAATTGTCGGCCAAAAGTTTCACGATGTCGAGATCACCGCCGACATGGCGAACGGCGTCCAGATGTACCTCGACCGCGTGCGACCCGGGATCGACCGCGACAAGGGCTTCCATGGCGAACAGTTCTTCATCGAAGCGCGGTTGGCGGCGCCGGACATCCACGAGAAGATGTTCGGGTCGGTGGACTTCGGCGCCTTGGTATCGCGGCGGAAGACTGGTGAATGTAACGATGACGCCAAAGATGCTGCTTGGAAGACCGGCTTTCTCGACGTGACTGACCTGAAGGGTGGCGAAGGGATTGTGGTCGATCCCGACGATAATCCCCAGCTCAAATACTACGCCTTCATGTTGATCCACACCAAGTTTAACGACCTCGACGACGAGTTTCCCGTGCGTTTGACCATCGTGCAGCCCCGGGCATTCCACGTCGATGGGCCGATCCGGGAGTGGTGGACGACGGTCGGTGAGATCAAGGCCTGGGTCGTCCGCGATCTCCTGCCCGCCATGAGGTCAACCGACGATGAACTTCAGGCCGGCTCGTGGTGCCGTTTCTGCCCGGCCAAGCTGGTCTGCCCACTGCTCACTGGACTGTTCAAGGCCGCCGCCAGCTTTGACCCCAAGGCCGTGATCGAAGCGACGGACGTTGCCCTTGGCCTCTCCTATGGCAAGATCGAGGCCGTGAAGTTCTACCTAAAGGCGCTGGAGGAGGAAGTGTTTCGTCGGCTGCAGGCCAATAAGACCGTGGCCGGGACGAAGCTTGTGAACAAGAAGGCTAATCGCGTCTTTAAGGAAACTGTCACGGTTCAAGTCGAGGGCAAGCCAGCCGAAGTCGATCTCGTCGGCTACATGAAGAAGACCTTTGGTGAGAGGGCGTTCACTGCGCCCGAGCTGCGGACGCCCGCGGACTTCGCCAGGCTGGGCGGCGCCGAAGCCGAGTTCGTCAAGCAGTACGCTTACACCCCGGTCACCGGCCTCACGGTCGCGCTAGAGACGGATCGTCGCCCTGGCGTCAAGGTTCAAACAGTGCAGGAACGGCTAGACCCCGCGATCCTCGCCAAACTCCAAGGAGAAGCCAGTGCCGAATAAATACCCAACACTCACTCCGGTCGAACGCGCCGCCATGGTCAAGGCCGGTTGGCTCTACAATCCCCAGGCTGACATCTGGATGTTCGCGCCCAATGATATGCCCTTCTCGGAGGAGCAGAAGGATCACGACATAAAATTCTATGAGGATTTGTCGCGGGTACGGATTGACGCGACCTATGGTCTAAACTACGCGACGACTGGGGACGCCCCCTACATAACCGATTGACAAACACCTTGGCCCCGGGTATCTGAGGGGCTTCTGAAGTTTAACAATGTAGGAGAATGACATGACTGAAGCAACACAGAAACCGCAGCTCGCTTTTAACGAAGGCTATCGCGGAACATACGTCAATATAATCGAAGCGCGTGCGTTTAAGAAGAAAGGCCAAGACAAGGGCGACCCGAAGTATGGTGCGTCTTTCATCATCGAGCCGGCATTCATCGACAAGGACGGCAAGCAAGTCATCGACCCGGCTTCCGATCTCGGTAAGTTGCAGGCTGAAGTTGCGCGGATGCTGAAGGCGAAGCACCCAGGCAAGAAGCTCATCATCGGCCGTCGCATGACCCAGGAAGAACTGGACAGCGGCGCCGCGGTTGAAGTCAATGTCCCATGGCAGAAGGGCGAAAAGCTCGTCGCTGCCATGAAGGGCAAAGACGGTGGCCCCGCCAGCGAGGACAAGAAGGCAGAGGCCCTTAAGCTCTATGCCGGCAAGATTGTCCTCAAGGGCTCCTCCAAGTATCGGCCGGCTATCGACGCCATTGAACCGGGGACGGGCAAGCTGTTAGCGTTCACTGGCCTGGAAGAAGGCGTCATCAAGGCGCAGGCTTCCAAGTTCTTTTACAGCGGCGCCTTCTTCCTCCCGACGTTCAGCCTGAATTACTATGACGGCGACGAAGGAAAGCCGAGCGGCGTCTCTCTGTACCTGAACGCTCTGCTGTTCACCAAGGGTGGTGAACGCATCGGTGGGCGGACCCACAATCCCGCGGAAGCCTACAAGGGCTACATCGGGAAGATCAGCCAGGAAGACCCCGGCAGCAATGCCGCGGTTGAAGAACTGTCCGAAGAAGAAGTATTCTAAGGACAACGAAGTCCCGCCCTCGCCGGCTAAAATTACTGCACTTGTACGCGACCCGTGCAGGCCGGCGAGGGAGGGGCACGGGGGCGCCATGGCTGAAGTTGTAACCATCCGCCAGTTGTTTGATCGCTTCCGCGGTGTCCATGATTTTACCAAGGAGAGCATCTTGTATCTCCCGCATGAAGTCGTAGTCTATTGCGCAAGTGAGATCGTCTATGGCGTCCCGTCCACGGTCATTGTCGGCTTGGTTCAGGGGCGCCCGTCCACCGAAGTTGTTCTTGATTACTACCCACTCGACGGCGAATTGGAATGAAAGTTCTAATCCACGACTACGAAACCTGTAGCTCGTGCGACCTGAAAAAATCCGGGTCGTGGCGATATAGTGAGTGCGTGACCACGGATGTCCTCTGCCTCGCCTACGCCATTGACGACGGCCCCGTGCACGTGTGGCGCCCTGGTGATCCAATAGATGAACTCAACCTCTTGGCCGCGGCTCCTGACGTTCTCTGGACTGCTCACAATGCGGCGTTTGAGAAGGCCATACATCGAAATATAATGACGCCGGTCTATGGGCTCCTGCCAGTCCCAAACTCGCGCTGGCACGACAGTCTCGCTCGCTGCGCTAATCTCTGCATACCGCAAGATTTGGATAGCGCTGTGCGCGTGCTGCGTCTGGCGAACTTGAAGGACGCGGAAGGTAGCGACTTGACTATAGGCTTGTCGAAGGCAGACCGGCACGGCAACTATCCTGAGATTACCCCGGCTATCTTAGACCGCGTGAGCCTGTATTGTATGGACGACGTGCGCGCGCAGCGTGAGCTTCATAATCGCGTGGGGTTCTTATCGACTGCGGAGACGCAGGTTTGGAAACTAGATCAGCGCATCAATGAGCGCGGCGTCTTGCTTGATCTGCCCCTGATCGACAAGATGCAGAAGATCGTGGACGACGCGACGGAGCCGCTCCTCAAGGAGTTCGGCGAGATCACCGGCCTTAAGGACAAGAAGGGCGTCGTCAAGCTGGCGAGCCCGAAGCTTAAGGATTGGTGTCACGCCCGCGGCGTCCTGATCCCGAATTTGCAACGCGAGACACTCATCGAGTGGCTCAAAGAGGAGGACATTGACAATGACGAATACGAAGAACTTGCCGGTGAAGACGACCCCCAGCGCGAGATCGACTTCATCCCGCCCGAGGTTCGGCGCGCCCTGCATATCAAGCAACTCGTCGGGTCTGCTAGTGTCAAGAAGCTTGCGCGTGCCCGCCAGTGCGTTAATTCGGATGGTCGAGCGCGCGGGCTCCTCCAGTATCATGGTGCTGGACCTGGGCTCTGGGCGGGCCGCATATTACAACCGCAAAACTTTCCGCGAGGAACCATAACCTCGGAGACGGATGAAAAAACTGAAGCGTTTGTCGCCCGCAAGGTCGATGCGCTCATGACAGGAGATGCCGGCTATGTTGAAACAATTGTGGGGCCTGCGGTGGAGACTGTTGTGTCTTCGCTACGCCATATCATTATCCCTAGTCCGGGGCGCGAGTTGGTTGTTGGAGACTTCGCCGGCATCCAGGCCCGCATCGCCCTGGCAGCGGCCGGGCAGCATGACAAAACGGCGCTGATGGCGTCGGGCGCCGATGTCTATATCGACATGGCGTGCGAAATCTTCACGATGCCGAAGCCCGACTGGAGCAAAGGCAAGGACCACTTCAAGCCGCTCGTGAAGGCGTTCAAGGAACAGCACAACGAGAAGCGTCAGTACGGAAAAAATTCGATCCTTGGCCTCGGCTTCCAGATGGGCGCGAAGAAGTTCTTGAAGCGATACTGCAAGGGTAAGGACTTGGACTTCGCGCAAGGCGTCGTCGATACCTACCGTGACGAGTGGGCGCCGGAAGTGCCAAAGCTCTGGCGCGGGTTGGAAGATGCGGCGCGTGATACGGTATGGCACCGCACCCCGCATAGCGCCTACGGCGTCGAGTTTCGGCTGGAGGATATGTGGCTCACGGCGCGGTTGCCGTCCGGGCGCAAGCTTCACTACTTCAATCCGCAGCCCGTCAAGAAGGAGATGCCCTGGTCAACCGAGGAAGAACCCGATACCCGGCGCGCGTGGACATTTCAGGCCAAGAAGACGGGCAAGTGGGTGACGGTCGATGCGTTCGGCGGCCTCTTGACAGAGAACCTTGCTTCTGCTTTGGCGCGCGACCTGTTGGTGAACGGCATGTTCAAGGCCGAGAAAAATGGCTTGCCAATCGTCTTGACTGTACACGATGAAATTGTTAGTGATGCTGAGAAGCGGCCCGACAATGCAACCGTCCTGCGCCAGTGTATGGAGGACATTCCTGATTGGGCTCATGCGATGAAAATTCCAGTGGAGGCAGAGACGTGGGCCGGCGACCGTTACAGGAAATAGGATGCTAAAGATAATTCATTTCGATCTCGGGTCGAATATGGCTTTCGCTCACAATGGTTGTGAGGAGGTCGTAGTCACGGAGCATAGGGCGTTCGTTGGTTCCCGGCAGGAACGTGCGGCGGCGACGCTTGAGTGGATCGAACGCCGCTTCAGAGAAATGAAGAAGGCCGGGATAGCCTTTGATGTCGTGCATTACGAACGCCCTTTTGCCCGGGGTTACGATGCGACGAGATGCGGATGGGGGCTCGCTGGCATCATAGAAGCAGCAGCCGGCTCTAACACCGTCGTATTAGACAGTACGCCCCAGTCAATAAAAAGTTTCGCCCTCGGCAGTAAGAAGATCGCAAGGAAGAAGATGGAAAGTGCGGAACGCCGCATTGCCGCCGCCAACGAGAAGCTTGCCATGATCGAACGCGCGCAGGAACTGGGATATGGCGGCGACAACGAGCATGAAGCAGACGCGTTCATGGGGCTCAAATATGCTGAGCGATATTGCTCACGTTCAAAAGGAAAACTAAAATGACCGATAAACTTACCGACGGTCTATGTGTCGAAGCGTGCAGAACTCTGGAAAAAGAGGGCAGTCAAGTAAAGGCTGCGCTTGCCCTCGGTTTATCTCGTCAAGCATTTCAACAGCGCCTTGCTCAAGCCAAGCAACGCAACATCACCGCCCAGACTGTACTGCGCGACCCGGCCGAGAAGTACAAGGCCGAGAACGCCGGCCTCCGCGCCCAGGTCAAGCAGCTTCAGCACGAGGAAGAAACCGCCGCGGCGATCCGCGAACAAATCTGGAAGCTGGAGGCCCACGACCCGGCGCCGCCCGAGTGGCTAATACGTGAGGGCAAAGGTGGCGCCCGCGGTATGCCGATCCTGTTCGCGTCCGACTGGCACTATGGCGAAGTCGTCCGCGCCGAGGAAGTCGGCGGCGTCAATGTATTCAACAGCGAGATTGCGGCCAAGCGCATCAAGCGCATGACCGAAACCGCCATCGACTTGGCCTTCAATCACATGGGTAAAGCCAAGACGGTCTATCCTGGCATTGTTCTCGCCTATGGCGGCGACATGATCTCCGGCGATATCCACGAGGAGCTTGCCGTCACAAACGACAAGACCCCGATCCAGTGTGTCAACGACCTGACCGACCTGATGGGCGCCCAGGTCGAGGCATTGGCGACGAAGTTCGGCCGCGTCCACGTTCCCTGCGTCACCGGCAACCACGGGCGCAACAGCAAGAAGATGCACTTGAAAGGTCGCGTATTCACTAGCTACGAGTGGAACATCTATTGCAATCTCGCGCGTGAGTTCAAGCGCAGCAAGAAGATCACATTCCAAATCCCGGAGCAGACTGATGCGCGCTTCAATGTCTATGGACACCGCTATCTGCTTACTCATGGCGACATGCTTGGGACGAAGGGCGGCGACGGCATCATCGGCGCGATTGGTCCGATCCGCCGTGGCGAAATCAAAGTCCGCAACTCGGAGAGCCAGATCGATCAAGACTTCGATACGATAATGATGGGCCACTGGCATCAAGAGATCGTGTTGCCGGGCCTGATCGTGAACCCGACGCTGAAGGGCTATGACGAGTTCGCTCGTTCGGTGCTGCGTGCGCCTTACAGCCGTGCGGCCCAGCTCCTTTGGTTCACGCATCCCGAGCACGGGATCACGTCGCGCTGGACGATTTATCTCCAGAGCCAGAAGCGTGCGAAGGAAACGAAAGTTCTGGAGTGGATGGAATGAAGCAGAGCAAACGACACTCCGCCATTGAAGCCTGTACGAACTCGATCTCCGGCATCGTCACGGGGTTCCTGTCGAACATCTTCATCCTGCCCTATATCATCGGGCACCCCGTTGACTGGCGCGAGGGCTGGGCTATAACTGCCGTGTTCACGGCGATCTCGATTGCGCGGTCTTATATCGTGAGGCGCATTTTTAACTGGAGGGTATGATGGCGAAGTGGGTTCCTGATTTGCCGATGCACATTCCGCATGATGATTATTCTGCGGAAGCCTGTGAGATGCGGCTGCATCTTTATCAAGCGATGTTTGCCCGCTCGCGCGGTCGTGGCTTCCGCTTAGCGCCGGGCACAAGTCCGAAGCGCTGGAACCCGCGCCGTGGGCATAAGCCGTCCGTCACCCGCATCGACACGCTGTATCTGATCGCCCGCTATGGAGAACGCCATGCCAAATCCGCCGTTTGATTTCGCCGGCCGCGTCACCGATCACGACAAGGAGATCGCGTCTCAGTATATCGGCTCTCTGTATCGGCCGCCCGACCTAGTGATCGCGCCTAAAGGCTATGGCGAATATCTGTTCCGCTGGTATGTCATTCCGCGGAACAGGGAGGCGAATGTCTATTTCCATATCCAGACGCAGAGCGACCCCGAGCGGCCCCTGCATGACCATCCCTGGGACAACACCAGCGTCATTTTGTCGGGCGGCTATGATGAAATTATAGACACCGAACCAGAGAGTATTATGGAAGGCCAGTGTTATACCGTGCAGCGTAATAAGGGCGACGTGATCCATCGGCCGGCTACCTGGGCGCATCGTCTGCTCTTGCCACTTTATCACCCCTACACCATGACCCTGTTCACGACGGGACCGAAGGTTCGCAAGTGGGGCTTCTGGAAGAATGGAAAGTTCAAGCCCTATGAGGAAGTCACGGTCGAGGCGGCCGGCAAGTCCACATGGAAAGGGAGCATGGAATGAATGCGAGCGAAGAACGAAAGGCGACGCCGATCTGGAGTGGCGTTCTGCGTTATTTCCCCGACGCCATTGCGGCTGTCGCCCGCCTGTCCAAGCGCGGCAACGACAAGCACAATCCCGGCGAGCCGCTGCATTGGGCGCGGGAGAAATCGAACGACCATGGCGACTGCATCCTGCGGCACCAGATGGAGCCGGACGCCATTGACGAGGACACTGGTGAGCTTCATGCCGTAGCCGTCGCATGGAGAGCCCTCGCCCAGCTTCAACTGCTGGAAGAAAAAAGGTTAGGCAAATGAAGATCGCGGTCTATGCCATCTGCAAGAACGAGAAGAAGCACATCGAACGCTTCTACTATTCTTGCGCGGATGCCGACTATGTTGTGATCTGCGACACGGGATCGGATGACGGCTCCTGGGCAGAACTCAAGCGCAACGCGCACCATAATGATCGGCTGATCGTCCTCCAGGCAAACGTCATCCCCTTCCGGTTCGACGACGCCCGCAACGCAGCCTTGGCCGCAGTCCCCGCCGATGTGGATTTCTGCGTCGCCATGGATATGGACGAAGTGCTGGAGCCGGGCTGGCGCGAGCATGTCGAGACGGGCTTCGCCAAGGGGGCCAATAGTATCGTCTTCACGTTCGATCCTGTGGCGAGCCGGCCCTTCGAGCAGAACAACCGCATCCACGCCCGCTCCGGCTTCCGCTGGGCCTATCCCGCCCATGAGGCCCTTGTCACGTCCCTCCATGGCGAAGTCGTCCATTACAAGGCGCCCGGGTTAGTGATGAAGCACTATCCCGACAACGATAAGCCGCGCTGCTATCTGAACCTCCTCGCCTGGGGCGAATGGGAGAACCCCATCGACCCGAGGATGAAGTTCTATTATGCCCGCGAGTTAATGTTCTTTAAGTATTACAAGGAAGCAATCGCCAAGTTCGACGAATATCGGGAGCTGACGATCAAGCTGAACTACGCCCACTTGATTGAGATCGCCGACGCCAAGCACTGGCGGAGCGAGTGCGTGAAAGCCCTTGCTACCGCCTCAGCGGGCAGCCTGGACGCCGGCGATCAGGTCGGCCTGCTGGAAGTACCATCCCCCGGCCTCGTGGATACTGACGGCCTTTAGAAGCGTCGCCTGGGTGGTCGGGGTTCCATAGAACGGAAATGGAACGTCCGCCCCCCAGGCGGTATAGTCACAGACGCTTTCAACATACGCCGCAGTGTTATTCTCGGTTGGCGGCGCCCAGCGGGTGATTGCCTCCCGGAGCGTGCGGACGCCATCCTTGGTATAATAGGTGTGGAAGATTTCCGCCACGGCGCGGAAACCCATCACGGGAGACGTGAAAGTGCAGAAGTCAGGATCGGGCTGCACCGCGGCGAGGCCCTGCCAGGGCTGCCCGTGCCGGATGTTCCCGGGATTATTGTTGCGGACGGCGCGGATGGTGGATGGGTCAGTCATGTCTTCCTCGCCTGGGCAGTCGGCACACAGTCACTCACGATGCTCCACCCAGTTACGGTCTTGTCTTTCTGTATCATCGTCGCCGTGCCGCCTTCGGCCACCTCGCAATTAAAGGCGTCGGGGAAATACCCGTCGATGAACTGCGGTCCCGATTTACTCCAGACCAGAAAGATAAGGACGAAGATGGTCATTTGCTCGCCCCCACTTGTGCGGCGTGGTTTGCGGTAACCCAGCTTTCGAGGTCGTTTAGTTGCTGGGCGTTGCCTTGGCTGTTGCCTGCATATTGAGTGAACCAACTGGCCACTTCGGAAGCGGTAACGTCCGAGCAGTCGTCATCAGATTGGCCGGGGGCAAGATTGAGGGTTGCAGGATCGGTTGCGGAAGCGGCGCCGAACAGGACGCGAGCGAGGCCAACAGTAGGGCCAGGACAAGATATTTTATCGTGGACATAGGTGGGTATCTCCTTAGTGACGGTGACGGTATGAATTTCGACCTTGGTTTGGGATTGGGCTTCCGAGATCGCGGCAGCGGTATTCACCGCGTCTTGCGCAGAGATTGAAGCGGCTTTCTCCGCAACAGCCTTAGTCTGGGCGGCGGCGTCGTCCGCTACGCGCTTCTCATAGGTGCCAAGCTCCCAGCGGTAGCCGGCGTAGAACCCGGCGCCCAGCAGCCCGACCAGGGCAAGTGCAGCGGCGCCCAGCTTGATCCAAGTGAGGTAGGGGGCGATGGCGGTTTCAGCGACATTAAGGAGGGGCATTGGTTTGACCCGTGGTTGCGGTGATGCGCGCCAGGACGATGGCGCCGAAGCAGAACAGCGCGACCCAATGCGTCACCCAGTCCGGTAGATAGTTTCGCAGAGTGTCGGGGAAGCCGATGATGGCAAGCTGTAGGGCACCGCTAACTGCCGCCACTTGGACTGATGCCCACTTCCATGCATCACGCCAGTTCCAAATAAGTTGCATGGCGTTACTCCTTCGATGCGGCCGGCGCCCCTTTGGGCGGTTCGATCACAGTGGTCTTCGTGGTCGTCTCGGTGACGGTCGTGGAGTTCGACTTGAAGAAGCGGTCATAGAACAGGACGGCATACCAGAGAAGGCCAGCGATAGTGGCGACCAGAACGAGGTATGGTTCTGCGCCGAGGAAGAACGCCCCAGCGGGAATAACCACCGCCGCCGCGTTAGCAGCGTGGTGGGCGACTGTATCGCTCCCGTGGATTGCTACTGACATAGCTGCACCTTAGAAAACCCATACCGCGACCACGGTGCCCAGCAGGACGGCAACGATCACGGCGATGACCTCGTGATGATGCCACATGTCGGCGATCTGGGCCTCAGCAGCTCCAAGTTCTTTCTGAGCCCAGGCCAAGTCGGCCTTCAGGTCGTCCACGATCTTGTTGTGCTGCGCGACGGGCACAACCTGATTGGCCCCGATGACGGAGGCGGAGGAAAGACTGTCGGCCATAGGGAACTCCTGTTCGATTGAAATAAAATTTCAATCTGGAACCTAGGGCTGTGGCTAAAAGATGTCAAGCGAATTTTTATGATAAGGGGTAGATGCACATGCCATAAAGTGTGGCCCCAGAAAGGGTTGCGTTTTGTGTAGGTGACCCCGTGTTGGTTTGAATAGCAAAAGTTGTGTTGTTCGCTGTTGGGATACATTGCGTGGCATAGGTCGCAACTGTTGTGACCGTAAGGAAACCTTGTCGTGCTGATTGCTTATTGGCTACGGTTGCTGGTAGGCCACCGATAAGCGAGTTTGCTCCGTTGGTGTTCGTCGGATACTGAAGGCTGAAATAAGCAAACACCATGTTGCCAATGATAGTGTAACTGCCTGACGCCGCAGGAAACGACAAACCGGCGCCGCTACTATCAACGGGGGTCCAATTCCCGGTAGTCTGCGTGACGCCCGGTCCGGTTGCGCCAGTAGGCCCCGTAGGCCCAGTGCCGCCTGTTGCGCCAGTAGACCCAGTAGGCCCCGTAGGCCCCGTAGGCCCCGTAGGCCCCGTAGGCCCCGCGGGCCCAGTAGGCCCAGTGGGCCCAGTAGGCCCAGTGGGCCCAGTAGGCCCGGCGGGCCCAGTAGACCCCGCGGGCCCAGTAGACCCAGTAGGCCCGGTGGGCCCCGTAGGCCCCGCGGGCCCAGTAGACCCAGTAGACCCAGTAGGCCCGGTTGCGCCAGTAGACCCAGTAGGCCCCGCGGGCCCAGTAGACCCAGTATACCCAGTAGGCCCGGTTGCGCCAGTAGACCCAGTAGGCCCCGTAGGCCCCGTAGACCC